TTATACGAACTTGATTTCAAGTTTTTTGCCGATGGCCTTGGCGAATTTTTCAAGGGTGGCAAAGGTGACGCCGGTTGAAGGATCCTCGAGTTTATATTGCTGGGGCGCGATGCCCATCATTGCGGATGTCACCAGCATAACATTGTATCGGTTTCGTTGTTTTAATTTTCTCAATTCTACCTGAAGCTGGATTGTATTTACCATTAGAAACAAAGATGTTTTCGCAATACTCACACATTACTTTCCCTCCTTCATATCTTTAACCTTTGAAATGACTATGTAGATATATTGATGATGTTTATGGAATTCATTGTTATAGCAAACCTCATGTTCAATTTCTTTCACGATGCCTTCGCACCTAAATGAAGGCTTGCTATTATCTCTGGTGGTCGGATAATTAGAGTAACTGAAATATTCACCTACCCTCGGAAGAATTAAAGAGTCCTGAAGAAGCTGCGTTAATACTTTACCTTTATCGTTCATGATAAAAACAGTAGCGCTAGTCTTGCGTTTGTAGTATTCGAGCTTGGATTCAAGTTTTTTTGCCTGTTCAAGCGCAATATTTCCACCTGCAACCGCATTGCTCAAAGCTTTTTCAAGTTCATTGATTCGTGCCTCCATTGCATCCATAACTGCATCCGCTTCTGGTGCGGCGTAGAACGGGAAGTTGCTTGATGCGATGATTAAACCGAATTCTCTTGCTTCCAGATCTTCACGCTTCATCGTTATTCTCCAATACAGAAGTCAATGGCATGCTTAGTACCATTTAAATCCGGTTTTGTTTTTTACACAGTCATCAATCAACAATTTGAACTGCTGGAAAGTGGCTGCGTCAGGTCTTGCAGAATAGCCAAAGACAAAATCTTCAGATACATCTTTGATGTACTCCCAGATAGACTTTGCAGTTTTGTATTTCATTTCTGCGCCGCAATCGCTCGCCCATACGAAAAAGCCGAAGCATTCTAGAGTTTCAATTTCTTCATTTGTGCTACCCTTGTTTGCCAAAAATTCATTGTCGTTAATTTTCTTGTTGAAGGATTCCGTCCATCCGGCGGGTCTCATGATGGGAAGAATGTGTTCATTAAATTCTTCGACGCACTTTCTTAAGTTTTCGTGCGGGCATTTGGATGCGACGAAATTCCTTAATCGATTGAAACCGAAATATCCGCAATCCAGCGAGAAGTTTTTACTTTTGATCGTTATTCCCATTTTTCATTTCCTCTAATTTTTATTATTCAATCTTCGGCAATACAAGAGCGTTGCCGTTGGATACCTGGGGAAGCTTTCCGTCCCACTTTTCAATGTACTTGAGCGTCAGGTATTCCTTTCCGTTCTGCTGCTTGAGTGCCTGCATCTGCAGAGCGATCACTGCGGAGTCTGCCTTTGCTTTCGCCACCTTCTGCTCGTTCTGGTATTCAACCTTCAGCTTGATGTTCTTTTCCTTCAGGGCGTCCTGCTCTGCGACTTGCTTGGCTTCTACAGCTTCCTTGAAGGCTTTTCCGAATGCAAAGTCCGTGATGGCGAGGCCTTCGACGATGACGTGTGTATTTGCGGAGTCAAGTTTAGACTTCAACGTGGTTTCCATGCGCTGACGGATTTCCTCGCGTTTCTGCAGCATCTCCTCCGCGGTGTACTGTGGAGTTACGCCTGTGATCGTCTCCTTGATTTTTGGCTGCAGGGCAATCTCTACACCGTTCATGCCGTACTGCGTGTAAACCTGGTCAACCTTTGACGGGTCAATTCTGTAATTTACGGCAACTGTTACGTTGACGGTCTGCAGGTCCTTTGACCCGGACTCGATACGGATTTCCTGAAGCTCGGTCTTTACGGAAATCTTTAATACCTGCTTTGTGATAAAGTTGTAGATGGTAAGGCCGGGTTCAACTACCTCGTCAACCTTTCCGAATTCAAGGATGATTCCGCGTTCGGTCTGGTCGATCTGAGCACATCCAACGATTGTGAGTGCGATGATGATTGCGATGATTGTCTTTTTCATTTTATGTCTCCCATGTGATGATGAAAATGATGACGGGGGTCATTACCAAAGCCAAGGCTATTGCAAGGAATCCCACTTGTTTTATGGTCGGGATGTTGCCGGTTCCTGCCGCAGCAAGGTAGCCGCCAATCAAACCGATTGTGTATGCGATTATGCAACTGATTATTTCCATTACATCTTCTCCAGCTTCTGGATACGATCTTCAAGCTTAAACATGATTCTGTACTTCTGGGCAGTCTTGCGACTGTTGTAATTGTGGTCAAGACTATGGAATCTAATCGACTTCATGTAAGCCAACTTCCATTTCAAAAGTTCAAGACGGAGGGCCTTGTTTTTGAGACGGTAGGAAATGATATCCCACTTGAGCTCGGTGTTCTCCATGTCGAGCTTGTCGCTTTTGTTGATTGCGTCGATGTACATCGCACTGATCTTGCGATAGTCTTCTTCAAGGCTCACGGCCTTGTCGGTTGTGCCGTGCAGGTGATCGTGGTTGATGGTCATGATAAAATACCGATTTCGCTAAGGTTTATAATCTGAAAAACGCGGTCGTCTTCCATGGCTTTGTTAAGACACTCTACGCAGAGGCTCATGGAAAACGTCCAGCCGAATGCTTTGACTTGGGCTTCGTAATCCAGAGGGAAGAAACATTTTCGGACGTTGGTGCCTTCCTTTCCGCAAACGATGCAGGGCGGGTATTTGACACAGGCTTCGGAGTGTAGACGGTCCTTGTCAGCCATCATCAGGAGTTCGCGTTGCTGGCGGCGAAGGTCTTCGCATACGGCTGCCATGTTGCGGGAGATGAGAGTCTTACGTTTCTTCATTGGTGCTCTCCAATACTTTTGGACGGCCGTGGTCCTTGTTGAAGCTGATCATGTCTTTTTCCTTGTAGGTGTAGAACATTCTCGTGTCCATTTTGCCGTAATCGTCGGTGTGGAAAACGGCGACCTTGATCAGGCTTTCGTCGGAGTAGTCCGTGAACTGTTCGATGAATTCCTGGATGTAATCCTTGACTTCGTTCATTTCGTAAACGGTAGCGTCGGTCTTGATTTCGGTCGAGACATTATTGATTAATTCATGATGAGTTGTTTTGATGTTATAAGCCATGTTATGACCTCGCGAACGCCTTGCTGGAAGCTTCATCGTCGCTCATGATGCGGTTCTTGCGGAAGTAAGCGTCCATGTCGTTTGTGTCGATGAAGATCTTGCGACCGAACTTGCTGTGAGCGATTTCGCCGGTCCTGACGAGTTCGCTGAGTTTTCCCTTCTTGATATTGTACTTTTTGGCGGTTGCTACCAGGTCAAGGAAAGAAGGTTCGGTCTTGGTCCTGTCTGCGGTAATAGCCGCCATAATCCTCTTTTCGAAGGCGTCGAGGTCAGCCTTGGTTACGATGTCTTCAATCTGCATTGTTGTCCTCCAGGCTTACCAGGAATGAGATGTTGCAGGCAACATGCCAGAGGTGGGGAAGGCCGGATTCTTCGTCACAGCTTTTGGGATCGTTGATGTACTGTGCCCAATGGCGGAAGGCTGCGTCGCGGTAGCGTTCGATTTCGACGGTCTTCCAGTTGTCCTTGGACTTGTATTTGCGATTGCCGTATTCACGGACGCGGGCGATTGCTTCAAGGATTTTCGTCGGGACAAGGGAAAGCTGGGGCTTGCCGCAGTCGGCCTTTGCTGACTGATCTGGAATCTTTACCGACGATTCCTTGCCGGGGTGAGTCCAAAAGTTGGGAATGAACTCGGTCTGAGTCTTTTCCATTTCGGAAACAACTGCCGAGGATTCCTCGGTGGTTGCAGTCTTTTTCTTGCGGCCGCGCTTCTTTTCTTGTGCGGGCTTTTCGGCGGACTTTGCGTTCATCGCCTTGACTTGCTTTTCCAGGCGAGCTTCTTCTTTTTCTGCGATTTTCTTTTTCAGGTTCATTTTGATTCCTTTACACACTGGGTGCATTTGAACACGTTCAGGCCTACTTCGAACATGTCTTTGATTTTGAACTTGTGGCCACAACGGTAGCAGGTTGCCAGAAGGTTGGGGCTGTCGCCAAGGAATACCTTTGCTTCACATTCCCTGGCGATCTTGAAGTAATTCATTTTCTACTCCTGCTCTTCTTCGGTTTCGGGTTCTTCTTCAATCTGCCGGCGGGCTTCGGCTTCATACCAGGAACGTTCCTTGAGGTCAAAGAAGGCGCGTTCGACTTCAGACTTGTAGATGACGCCGTTGTAATCGGTGAGAATGTCTACGATCTTTGCAACGATGTAGTCGCGCTGGGACTTGCCATTGGCGGTAGGTTCATCGATGTTGGCTACGGCTCCTTCGTCGTATTCTTCATCGGCGTCTGCCGTACTGCTTTCGCCGAAGGTTTCGTTGTCGTAGCACTCGGTATTCAGTGTGTCGAAGATGAGGGCTACGGCGTTCGAATTAATGCTGTCTACGATGTTCTGGACGCGTTCCTTAAAGTCAGCCTTTTCCAGTTCATTTTTGCGCTGATGTACCTTGCTGTTCAGTTCGCGTTCTGCACGTTCCTGTTCCTGGGCTTCCTCTTCTTCAGGGTCTTCAGGTGCTTCGGAGCGCTTCCAGCGGAAAATCACCTCTCCGTCCTTCTTGACGTAGAACCAGAGATGTCCACCGTTTTCCTTGATGCGTTCAACGACTTCCACGTCGCTTTCGCTCGTTTTGTCCGGATCAATAAAGCTGTAGGAATGGATGAAATCCCAATCGTAATTGCCTTCCCATTGGATGTAGCCGTTCTTCTTCAGTTCGGCGACCTTGCCTTCAATGAACTTGTCCAGATTGTTCTGATAGCATTCGCCGTCCTGGCAGTAGCTGTCGGTAACGTCGCCGAAAATGTCCTGCTGGGTGATGGTCTGCTTGTCGCATCCCTTGCAGATTTTCTTTGTGTTGAAGGGGGCCTTGGAGAGGTTCTTCTTCTCGTTCATGATACGAGTTTTCAGGTCTTCCGGATGGGTGTAACGGCACTGATCGGCGAACTTCTTGACTTCATCATCGTTGCTGCACATGGTCAGCACTTCTGCGTGGGCCAGGGTGATTTCGCCTTCGTCTACCATTTTCATGATGTCGTCGCCAAGCTCCGCCATTTTCTGGCGACCAAGGGCCCAACGCACGCTGTGGCCGAAGTTGGTTGCGATGGAACGGATGTCGGTACCGTTCTTGACCATCTGCAGGACTGCGCGGCATTCGTCACCTGCGCTCATGTTCTTACGGCTCACGTTCTCGGCGGTGGCGATTTCGAAGAGCTTGTCTTCGGGACCGTCAATCACGTTACAGGCTACCTTGTCGATGCCGAGGTTCTGCAGTGCCTTGAGGCGGCGGGAACCGGCTACCACTTCGAAATGGGTACCGTTCCAGCGGACGGTCAGCGGGGAGATAAGGCCGTGGGCCTTGATGCTTGCTTCCAGATCGGAAACGTCGCCGATTTCGGATCTGGGGTTGTTCTGGTTGGGGATGATTTTCGCGACTGCGATAGTTCTCATGTCAAGCTGCGTTTTCATTGATTTTGTTCCTTTTGCTTGGTGCGATATAACCTTTTAGTTTTGCGTATCGGAGTTGAAGGGCGCTTATGGTTCTTTCCGGCATGATCTCGTGGATCTGCGGATATGTCATTTTCTTGTTGTCCCTAAGGTCCAGGAGTTTCTTGTCCTTGAAAACGGACCAGTAGTCTCGTTTACGGTTGCTCTCGATTCCACGACGCCTTAGGATTTCGTAGAACTTTTGGTAGCAGGCAAGTTTCAGTTCGCCGTTGTACTCCCTGAACAGTTCGTAGGCGCTCTTGTCCGGATTGTCCAGGAATATTTCGACTACCCTGTCCAGGGTGGATTCCGGAATGATGTCTGGAGTCTTCTTTGTGAAACCGAGCAGGCTCCTGAGCGTATCGACTGCATGCTTTGTCATTCCGATGCTTTCGCCGATTTTCAAGGCTTCTTCACGGTCGCAGTCGAGCCTTGGAAGCAAATCCTGCAGTTCCTTGACCGTGAAAGTCTTGCAGCCGTACTTCGTGCGTTCCTTTCGCATCTAGACTCCTTTGAAAAAAATGCCCTCCGGACGCGGTACAACACAACCAATAGGAGGACTCAATGACTAGATCAGATGCGTCCATCGGGCTAAAGTGAAACCCTGGCGAGGTGTGTAATTTAATGTTGGGGCCTGAGTTGCAGGGCGCCGACATCTAGTGTGTTTTTGTTGTGTTGTGCCCGCCAGGGCTATATTCTACTGGATGCTCTTTGCGGGTGCGAGTTCCAAACCAAGGAAGTAGCGGAGTCCCCGCATCTGTGCCTTGGCATCTTCCAGGGCGTTGTGCTTCTCGATGTTGCCTTCGTTGGCCTTTACTTCGGGGAACAATTCCTTGATGGTGCGGTAGTCGCACTGCTGCCAGAACTTCCACAGGGGAGAGACTCCGGTTCTTGCGAACAGTTCGCCAAGGATCGGGAAGTCGAAATCGATGCCGCAGCTCCATACGGTGAACTTGCAGCGGCCGCGGCCGGGGTTGAAGTTCTTGTAGAAAAACTGCTTGAATTCGCTCAGGACTTCTGCGGGGCCCTTCTCGCCGCCGAAGGCTTCCAGCATTACGGATTCGTCCTGCTTGCGCCACCATTCCATGGTGGAGTCTTCGTCAAAGAACATCTCCTGGGAAAGCTCCGGATTGATTCGTTCATAGAAACTTACCTGCTGGCCGTCTTCGTTGAAGCCGAAGGCCCCGATGGAAAGCACCTTGCAGCCAGGCTTGGTGCCGGTGGTCTCGATATCAATCATGAGGGTGTTTCGCATTTTTCTTTATCCTTTGTAAGAGGTTCATGTTGTTGTCGTAAGTTTTCTTGCCGGCCCAAAAGATTCCATGCCTCCAGCAGAAGGTCCTGCAGGCTCGCATTGTACGCCCTTCCGGAATCACGCCAGCCTTTAGAATGGCGACTTCAGAAGTGGTCCACGGTGTGTGATTCTTATCCTTTGACATATTCGTTGTGCGTTGCCATTTTGAGTCGGATTGCGTCGCAAATTCCGTTGACATTGCTGGACTTGATTGCACCGAGGTTATCGATGGTTTCTTTTACGGCGCGGCAAGGTTTTCCGCATACTTCGGTATGGCTGATTTTGCCTTCGCCATCGATGAATATGGATATCACGTAATTCGTTTCGTTGTGGGTCTTTCCCTGGAGCCTGATTACGTTGGTCATATCATCCCCCTAGAACGGCAAGTCGTCATCGTCTTGCGGTGTGGTGTTCTGGAACGCGGCTTCTGCAGCCTTGTCCTTGTCGCTCTTGCGGTTGCCGTTCTTTGCGGTCAAGTAAATCTTGCTGCAGTTGAGGACTGATTCTTTGTGCCGGATACCGTTGTTGTCTATCCAGGTGTTGTTCTCCATGCGGCCGCAGACGATTACGCTGTCACCCTGGGCGAGGTTTGTTTTGCGAATGTATTCGGCGCTACCCCATATTGTGACTGGGTGCCAGTCGGTAGGGCGGTTGCCGTCCTTGTCTTTAAATTCTCGGTCAACGGCGATGCTGAAACGGACTCGTTCCTTGCCGTTGGGCATTGTGGTGATCTCTGGATTGTTACCCAGGCGACCGTGAAAAATTGCGTGATTCAAACTCATTTAGACTTCTCTTCCAATTCAGGTGGAAAACGGATCGGTTGACTCAATGGATGTTCGCTTGGCAAAAGTCTTGGCGAAAGTGACGGCTCGGCCCCGGTGTGGATGCCATCGTAGTTGAACGCAAGCAATCTGGTGGCCTTCTTTATAAAGGTTTTTCTGCCGCCGTTCCTGCACATATCCGGTTCCCTTCGCATGATGTACCAGGAGTATTCCTTGGTCCATCCCATCTTGATGCAGAGCATGTGCAAGGCGTTCTTGTAGTTGTGTTTCCGGATTACTTCGTGTACATCCATAGGTCAACCGTCGAGAATAGATGCGATGCGGTAGAGGATCGGGAACAGTGCGGAAGCTATCAGAATAGCTACGGCCCTGGAACAATTGTCAAGGCATTCCTTGGCGCACTCCAAGTTGCGGACCTTCTGCCAATACTCGGCGCTCTTGTATTCCTTAAACATCATTTTTCTTTATTCCTTTTGTTAACTTTTGTTAATGCGGGGGGGGGTAACGCTCCCCCCAGGGGTGGTCTAAGTATCATCTGCATAACTGTGTCTATCTACGTCGAAGTTTCTAGCCGTTATGTTGTTCTTCACCAGGGTTCAATCTGGCACCCGCTGCTTAGTCCCGCGTTGCCCTAGGGTTCCAGGGGCTTCTTGGTCAGTTCCTTTGTAAGTGCCTTGAGCTTCCTCTGGTGGGCCTTGAACTTCTTCTCGCACTCGGCGGCGACCTCGCACCAGATTTCCTTTACAGGGTCTATCTTTTCCTGGCTGGCGAACCTGAGCGAATACTTCTGCAGGATCTGCCAGGCACGGCCGCGGCCATACTCGATACTTTCTTCGTTTGTTGCCATATTGACTCCCTTAGAGTTTTTGCAGAAGCGCTCTTACGATTTCTGCGAAGATTTTGTAGTAGTGATGATTGTCTTGTTCCCTTGCTGTCCGCTCGGCTCTCGTCAGGTGGAGGTCGACTGCGGTAGCGAAGTTCCTTAGCACATTCAGCTCAGTGTTGATGTGGCCAAGGTGTTCTTCTTTTTGCGGTAGCACGATGTTGTATAGCTCCACATACTTCGTTGCCAATACCTTTTCCCACCTTGTGCGAAACGCGTTCATCTTGAGCATCTGCGAGGCGTTTGAGACCATCTGGCTGTGATCCTGTGCCAGGAGCCTTTTCTCCTTGGCTATTCGGTTCAGCTCGTCTGTCACCTTCTGCGTAACGGTTGGCTCTGTGGCCGTATGCGCTCTTTCTGGATCAAGCTCCGCTTCGACCTCGGCGAAAAGCCTTTCCATTCGCTCACGATTTGTCTCGACTAATGGGGATTCCATCACTTTTCCTCCATGAGTTTTTCTGTGACTTGGTTGACGATGGCGAGGGCTTCTTCCTGGACCTTGTCTTCGTCGATGGGCGGGATGATGCCCTTGCCCGATGCGATGAGGGGGCGGTAGACTTCGGTGAGGGCCCTGAAGGCTGGGAGCGAACGCAGGTCCTTGTCTTCCTTGAAGGGGAGCCACGAATGCTTTACCTGCTGGATGCAGCTGTAGCCGATGTGGCGGTTCTTGAGGCACCACTTGAGCTCGCCCGGATTCACGGCGTGGGGGAACATCCCCATTTCGCGCTGAGCCTGGTGTGCGTCCTCGAACAGGCCCTTCAGGCGCTTGGTGCAGCAGGGCAGGGCGTTTATCATGGCCTTGGTCACCACCATCTCCTCGTCGGAGAGCGCCGGGGCGCCGTACTCGATGCGGTCCACCTTCAGCAGGTACTCGATGACCTGGAGCCTGAGCAATAGGCACAGATGGTTCACTTTTTTCTGCATATCATCCATACAGCTGCTTAAGCTCCTCCATTGAAAGTTCCGAATCGTTGACCTTGGAATCGTGATTGACCGATTCCCCGCGGATGAACCGGGCCATGGCCTCGCGCTCCTCCGCCTTGAAGTTCTTTGCCTTGCCGCCTGCGTTCTCCAGGCGTTTCTCGGTGAGCTTCATGTTCTGGACCTTGTCCCACACCCAGTTGCCGCGGCGAAGCACCATGTAGTGGCTCTTGTAGCGCTTGGCTGCCTTGCCGTTGTTCTCGATGTAGCCGTCAAGGATGTTGATGGCGACGGCGAGATCGTGGCCGTACAGTTCCCGGAGCTTTGCCCCCTCCTCGTCGGTGAGGAGAACGTGCTTGTTTTCGCCGTAGGCGTTCTTCAAAGGCTTGGCTACCGCGGTGGACGTTGCGGATTCCGGAATCGACCCTTGCGGGCTGTGACAGTTCTCCCCAGCGTTACCGGTAGGGGCGTCCACTTTGGAGCCAAAGGTTTTTGCAGATGGTCCAGATTCCAGATGCGCACGGTTGCCCGTGTTAGCGAAGTTCAGCGAGCCCTCGCGGGTGTCGCCATCTGCAAAATTCGTGCAGGAAGGTGGTGCTTTACGATCGTCCGCGGCGTTGTCGTTCGTGGCTTCCTGCTGTGAGTCATTCGTGCTTATGTCGGATGAGGTCACTTGGTCGTTATGCTTGTTCAATCTTGCGTTGTAGATTCTTGCGTCAAGTTTTTGCCTACGAACCATTCTTGCTTCTGCAATTTGATATTGCTCTTGAATAAATGGGTCAACATCATTTGCAGTGCATCCGGAACGAATATCTCTGATGGCTTTTCTCCACCAGATGCCGAGTTCGGAATCTTGCATTTGTGCTTGAATTGAATCCATTCTCTGCATATCAAATGTGATGAATCTTGGAATGTCGTTTTTGCTTCTTGACATTACTAGTTTCCAGTTTGATCTTCCTGGGTGTTATCGCCAAACTGCTTGACTACTGCTTCAGAAATGACTGCTGTCAAACTGGAGGCAAGTCCTTGTTCTTTTCGGCTTGCGTTTACCTTGGAGGCGATTTCGTAAGCCCTTACGGTAACTGCTGTTGCTTTTGCGTCTGCCATTTATAATCCTTTTGAAAATATCAAATTATTTGGTATTTTATCAACTTGTTAGCTGTAATATACCAACTAATTTGGTAAAAGTCAAGAGGAAATATCAAAAAAAATTATTTTTTATTGCAAATTCTTATATTCACGGCATGTTTGATTGTCAAAAGTTCTTAAATAGGATGGGTTGGACCCAAGAAATCCTTGCTCAAAAGCTGGATAGTAAGCAATCTAGAGTGTCTAACTGGAATACTGGTTCCGCGTCTCCAAGATATGCTGAAATTATCAAATTGATTGAATTAGGTGCCAATGCTGAAGAATTGTTTGGCAAGGAAGCTGCTGAAAAATTAAGGTCCAGAGAGCCTTTGGACCCTTCTGTTATGCAGCGACCGGAGTTCCGGCAGAATATCAATGACATAGCCCGCCAAATGCTGATAGACGGCATGAGCCAGACATTGGAGAAGCTCAAGTCCGACGGCCCCAAGCCCCCTCAAAAGTAGGTCTATCCTTTGGGTCTTTGAAATCCGAGGGATTTAATCTACATTAAGGATATGACGAATGAAAATAAGAAAGCAAATAGGTGCAAACCGCCCAGAAATTCCAATGCCACCGATGCCGCCAACGCCGCAGACGTTTGGAAGCTAAAGTTCCTTGCGCTTTATTCGGTTCAATACAATTCCGGTCTCAGTCGTTTTTACGCCAAGCTTCACGAAGCATCCGTTATCGTTTCATTGATGACGTGTATGTCGATTGTTACCGAACTCCTTGCAAAATCGAATTACAAGGTAAGTGCTTTCGTGGCTTTAGCCAACGTCTTGTTGCAGGTTGTTTCATCTGTAAAGGATTTTCAGGGGAAGTCCGCCCGCTACAAGATTCAAAACGACCGTTACTATGAAATATACAAGAGTGTCGAGAATGGGTTCCTCAGTGCTTCGGAATACGCCTCTTTAAAACAAAGGTACGATTCTTATGAATTCTCTGATATTGATAACGGAATGCACGTTTATGGCGAATATTGCTATAACGCGACTTGCATCCAGTTGGGCGTAGAGAACAAGTACCTAGTCAAGATTCCATGGTTCAAGCGTCTTACGCGGTGTTTTATTGGATGGTCGGTTATCCCTAGGGATTGACGCGCTATAACCCCAGTTCCTTTTTAAGGTCAAGGATTCTCCTGTAGATAAGGTCCTTGGCCTTTTTTGTGTCGTGTTCGTGCTCGATGATGGCGAAGCAGTACCCTACGGCCTGCATAACGAATTTAATCATGTTTTACCTCTTGGTTAAAAAGAAAGAAGAACCAAGAAAGAAAAAGTTCTACACTATACATCCTTCTTACGTGTAAACATCCTTTTTATGTATACAAGTAATAAGTAAAGAAATGATGTTGAAATCAATATGTTTTACAACATTGATTTCAATAGTGGAAATCTTTTTTAGTCCTTCAGAACAAACACACATTCTTGATTCCCGCCTGTCAATAGCCAAAACCCCGCCATAAACAGCCACCACGGCCTTTTTGGGTGCCAAAGGTGCCAATACTAGCCCTGCCAACCAAAACAACGCCAACACCACGCTTGGGCAGCGTGCTGCTCCCTCGGGAGAGTCCGTCGCCAGGTACCGCCGCGGGCTTCCGCCCGTCCAAGCGCACACAGCCCCCTGCTAACTCGGGCTGGTCCGTCGAGGGCCATAGGCAAGTCGCAGGCAAGCCTTTCCCTGCTAACTCAGCGGGCTCCAGGCGCACACCAAGTCCTTGTGGCATAATTAGGATCATTGTGGTATGCCGGCCGCGCGACCCCTTCTGGACACCTCCCCAAGGCGGGGGAGATGGTTTTTTCTATCTTGCCTTGCATTCATAATTCTTTAATTCTATTTTCATGACAGACAATCAAAATGATTGTACGATTCCGTTAAACGAACGTAAAAATGCTGACGACGGTAACCAGGCTGGGCCAGCTACAAATGTTCCGCCAATTCCTATGTAGGCTAGTATGAACAAAAAAGAACTTCAGTGGGATTTAGAGTACCGCCTTCGTGCGGCAATTGCTTATTCTGGTTATAGGCATTCGTTCTTTGTTAAGCTGAACGTGATTCTTTGCGTTGTAGCGCTTGCTTCGTTATGGCTTTCCGGATACTCCGCGTCTGGTGGTGGTGAATGTTTGTCTTTTGTACTGAACGTCATCGGTTCTCTGTCTTTGGCTCTTGACGTCGCTCTGAATGTTAAGGGGTTGACTGGTTTTTGGGAATCTATGTTTGATGGGTACAATTCTTTGTTCTCCGAGTTTGTGCGTGTCCGAGAAAAGGCTTCTACAGAAGAACTTTCTGATTTAAGGTTCCGACTGCAGAAATTCGATGGAAGATGCAAATCGACTTTGAATGCTTTGCTACTTATTGCTAGAAACGTTACTTGCGATCAGCTTGGCGTTCCGCAGTATAAGAACCACATTCCTTGGTACAAGTCTCTAACGTCCAATTTCATTAGCTGGTGATTGCTTCCAGTAACCGGGTCCGCAGGGGCGGGCTCGTTTTTGGCAACACCAAGCCAGAGGGGAGTGATTCCTTCCGGCTTTTTGCGTGTAAATGCTGAATGTTTTGGTTAATTTGGGCGGTGGGGCGGTATGTCTGGTGTTGGGTTAACGCCTGTTAGATTCGCTTCACATTCGCTCCACAATCGCTTAATTCGTTTAACTTGAATGTTTTTAGGTTAATGCTAGTTAATCGTCGTTTTCCGTTTGATTTCGGGCAATGTGCAGGGGGCTGTGGGTGCCGGTTCGGTCTCGTTGGTTAACGTTGGTTAATCGGTTAAACCTGTGTTAACGGGCGTGGAGGGATAGGGTAGGCCCCCTGTCAATAAAGTTTGTTGCTCTTTTGAAATCACTCATGGGGTGGCGCGCGCGACTTCGTCCGCAAATTTTTGGGATTTTCGGGTGGGTTAACGGGTTCCTGGGGCGGACTTCGTGATGCGGTTCGTTTGACAAATTGCAACTGAAAGATGATAAAAGAATAAGAGTGAACTATAATGATCATTATTGAGCATTATTGAACATTATTGGGCGGTATAAAACAATAAAAACTGAAATAATATGGAATAATTTGATATAATCTGGCATTTACCGCAATCAATTATGTAATTTCTTTGTAGATTTGGCGCTGAAAACAATAGTTGTATGAAGATTTTGAGTATGCATAACCAACTTCCCAAAAAATTGGAAAAAAATACAGTAATCGAATCATCTCTTGATTTGAGGTGTAACTTCTCCCAGCCGATTGAAGTTGTAGCTGTTTCTTTGTTGAACAACTATTCTGACAAAGCTCTGAACGGTTTGGAACGTCTTCCTACAATGGATATTCCAGAAGTTGTTAGAAATAACGATCCAAATTTGAAGAATGCTCCGTTATATCAAATTTCGACTGAAAGAATGGTGCTGCAGATTTCGAAATATGGTGTTCGCTACGTAAATAAATCTCCTTATCCCGGATGGCCTGTTTTTGAGGGTGGCTTGAATGAATTTTTGAATTTCATCATTTCGTCCAAAACAGTTAGCTTTGTTGAAAGAATTGGGCTTCGATATATTAATTTTCTTCATGCTGATGCGGCTCAGGTGTGTAAGATTTCCTTTAATTCTGGAATAGGGTTGGATAGAATTCAGTTTAATCATGTTGATGTTTTTCGCAAAGATCATTTCATAATCAAGACTGTTATTGCAAATGAAGCGAAACTTAACAATGTGATCAGGGGCTCGGTTCTTGATATTGATGTTTCTTGTTCAGATTCGTTTGAACCTCTCTATGATAACTTTGCATCTAGAATAGAAGAAATGCACTCTATTTGTAGACAAACTTATTTTTCATCATTGTCTAACGATTTTTTAGAAGATTTGGGGCCATCGTATGAATAAGTATATTTCGGATTCTCGTGGTATTTTGGCCATTCCTTTAATGGCTATGTTCTCTTCGCCTGTTGTTCCGAATATCGCAGATGTTCTATCTGAAAAGAATGGCGGAATTGTTATTGAAGATGAAGTCGATGTTCTTTATTATCAATCGGCGGGCATAACGTTTGCCGAAGAAAATGATTTGGCAAATCAGCTTCTTTCTTTTGCTAGTAAGTTTATTTCTAGTCAAAAACCGATGGATGAAGATGCTTTGCGTATTTTAGAAGAAAATCTTTGGGATCTTGTGTAGGCGAACGTTGGATTTGTTAGAAGACGTAAAAAAGTATCTTCCTCAGTTCTTGTCACGGACTTCTTCTGAAGAGTTGTTTTCTTGTTTGAAGGATTTTCCCGATAACATTGACTCAAGAATGTATTGCGATTATTTGAAGGAAGAAAGTTTTTTTGCACAGGGAGATGGTGTTGCTAAACTCAAAATGGTTAGCTGGAAAACACAAACTCTAGTTGACGTTAATGCGATAATCCTTTCCAATACATGTGATATTTCAAAGGAAAATAAGCGAACACTTCCTCCTAGTTGTACTTATTGCTTAGTATTGGAATTGGATAAGTACTTGGATTTGCTAAGAAGAGAAAGGAAAGACGAAGGTTATATAAAAAATTTTGAAAATGATATAAAAAGACAATCTATTACGTCTATTTTTTTTCTTCCCAAAGCGCATGATTTGGACAAAGAATACATTGCTTTGATGGATCATGTTGGTTCGTGTCCTATATCTCATTTAGACAATACAAAGACGAAACTTTTTTCTTTGAGTAATTATGGGTTTTACATGTTTTTGTTGAAGTTGTCAATACATTTTACTCGTGTTAAAGATGGCATTGACAGGTCCGACGTAAATGTGTTGTCTGTCAATTGATCGATTTTTTTTAGCCGGGTTTGCCCGGCTTTTTTGTTGTGACGTTTATTAACTCGTTTTAACTAATTCCGTTTAACTTTGGTTAAACGGAGTTTTTTTTATGGATTATGCTCGTCATCAACATTCGTATTCGGATGATGAATTGTGTTCCGGAGCACTGTTTGCTAAGCAGATGGGTGTTTCTGGTGCCGCGGTTTCAAAAGCGACATCAAAGGGGCGCTTGGATACTTTCCGGAATTCCCGTGGTGAAAAGTGCTATCACAAGGTCCTGAGTGCGCAGCAGTGGACTCTGAAGAAGGACCGCAGCAAGGTGACAACGCCCACCCGCGGGCAGATGGCCGCCGGTTACGATAACATGGACGCCCAGGCGATGGCCCATGTTTTCGGAAATGAAAACCCGCAGGCCCCGAGACCAGTTTCCGCTCCGATTCAAGGAATGGATTTTGGTTCTGTTGTGCAGGAACGTCAGGAACTGGAAGTTTCCAAGGCGGAAAAGGAATACCACATGGCCCGCCTTGCAAAGCTTAAGGCTGATGAAAAAGAAGGTAGCCTCGTGGATAAGCAGACAGTATTCCTCAAGGGCTACCAGATGGGAGCCATGATCCAGGAAAAGGTCATGAATATGTACGTGCAGTTGGCTCCAAAAATATGCGGCCACCTTCAGGAGCAACTAGCGAATGCTGGTATTGAACCTGAAAAACTCCGATTGGCCATGAAGGATTCCAACCATGAGATTGGAGAAATTATCCGCAAGGAATCCATTATCGTACTGAAAGACCTTAGCGAAAGAACTGTTGACAATTTCTTTGACTGATGGCGATTGAAGAATTGACAGAACCTCGCGCCGTGGCGCAAAAGGCGGAACGTTCCCAGGTGTTGCATGAGAACGTGTCTTTTTGTCTTGCAGGAATTATTCAGGGGCTTACGCCACCAAAGGATTTGACCATTAGCCAGTGGGCTGCTGAAACGCGCCTGCTTGCCGGTGAAGCTTCTGCATCCAAGGGTAAGTGGACTAACGACAGGACGCCTTACCTTGTGGAAATCATGGATATGCTTTCCCCGCAGAATCCATGCGCCGATGTGGCCTTCATGAAAGGCTCCCAGATTGGCGGTACGGAATGCATGATAAATACGGCACTTTATTATATGCTTCAAAGTCCGTGCCCGATTGGACTTTATCAGACTACGGATGACGCTGCTGCTGATTTTGAGCGGCAGCGCCTTGCCCCGACATTTACGGCCATGAAGATGGATAAGTATTTTACCAACGATACTGCTGGCTGCAAGGAATATCCGGGCGGTATATTTTTCCTTGGATCAGGTGGATCCGCTTCTCAGTTGCGTTCAAAGCCGTTGCAAGTTGTTCTTTGTGATGAAATTTCAGGATGGCCCCTTGACTGCAATGGCGAAGGTGATCCGTGCGACCTGGTGAAACGTCGTACGACGAACTTTCCGCGTAAGAAGCGATTCTGGAACAGTACCCCTACGGTTCGTGGCAAGTGCCGTATCACAAAAAAATTTGAAGTTGGCGACCAGCGTTATTACAATGTTCCCTGCCCGCATTGCGGTGAACTTCATGTGTGGAAGTTTGGGTACATGGTGTGGGACCGTGACGAAAACGGTAATCATTTGCCATGGACAGTTCGCATGAAGTGCCCACATTGTGGCGGTGAGTATCAGGAATGGCGTAAGACTGAACTGATGGCTCTTGGGCAGTGGGTACCGACTAACGAAAACGGGGCGTACCCCAGTTATCATCTGAGTGCGTTTTATAGTCCGCTAGGTTGGTATTCCTGGGAAGAAGCTGTCTCCGAGTTCCTTGAAGCAAAGGGCGACCCGCAAAAGATGAAGGTGTGGACCAACAACGTTGCGGGTGAAGCGTGGGACGAAGACAACCAAGTGAAGCGTGACTATTCGGACCTTGAACTTCGATGTGAAGATTATGGTTGTGAGGTTCCTGACGAGGTTGTTCTATTGACTGCTGGCGTCGACACCCAGGATGACCGTCTTGAATGCGAGATTGTAGGATGGGGCAAGGGACTTGAAAGCTGGAGTATTGGCTATTGGATGATTCCCGGAGACCCTGACTTGGAAGAAGTCTGGGTGACTCTTGATGGAATCCTGAATGCGCCATACTGCAAGGCGGACGGGCAGCAGCTTTATGTTGCTGCAGGGCTTGTGGACTCTGGTGGCCATAAAACTTCTGCCGTGTATAAATACTGCTCCAAGAGAGAATGGCGAAAAATTTACGCGAGTATAGGTGCCAGAGGTCCTAACCGTCCGGTGATTAGCCGTCCTGGATCCACGAAAAAATCAAGTGCCGAAAATGCAAAACTTATTACCGTCGGAACCGATACCGTAAAGGATTGGTTTTTCAATGTGTTGAACTATGACAAGCCTGGTCCAGGTTTTTGCCATTTCCCAATCAGCGAAAATTACGATGGCGAACATTTTAGGCAACTGACTGCAGAAGTGAAAAAGTCACGCATGAGCCGTGGTTTCTTGACCTATGCCTATGAGAAGGTTTACGAACGAAATGAACCGCTGGACTGTCGTGTATACGCCCGTGCGGCAATCAACTTGACCGGCCTTGATGTAGATAAGTTGGCCAGTCTTGGAATGTCTTTTACCAGGAATCCGGCGCAAAGAATGGTGCGGAAGCCTGCCAGAGTTATCAATCAGGGGTTGAGTCTATGATGGATTTTCATGTTTCATGCAACATCAACAAGTTCTTGAAGGAAATTGACGATGTTCGCGAAAAACAGTTGCCGTTTGCCATGAAGGAAGCTGTGAACGCCAACGCATTCCGCTCCCGCCGAGCGCTCATTAAGGATTATCCGAGGAAGTTTACCATGCGCAATAAGGGGCTCCCGAACTTGATTCGCATCGACAAGGCTGACAAGAAGGTTCCTGCTGCTAGAATTTATTTGGACAAGCTGTTCATGGCCCGTCAGGAATATGGTGGCGAAAAGGTGGCGAAGCCCGGGAAGTCTGTTCCTGTTCCTCGCGAAGGCGTTACCTCAAAAGGTATGACCGTCAAGGGTGCTATCAAGCCTGGTTATTATGTATCGGCTTTGCTTGCTGATGCCAAGAATGGTGGTAAAAAGTCGCGAATCCGTAAGGGACGCAAATACTCCGAAAGTAGACCTACCGCCAGAAAGATTTCAAAGTACAAACCATTTGAAATGGAGCGTGCCGATGGCGTGAAATTTATCGCCCGTCACATTGCGGGATCCAGGAAGTTGGAATGGATGTACGCCATGTACCCGAAAGTAGAAGTGCCAGCTCGTTGGAACTGGCAGAAAATTGTAGAATTTTTCTATAAGAAGTATATCGAAAGCGACTTTATGACTGCTTATCAGAAGGCTGTGAAGACGGCGAAGTGATATTCAGTTGAAAAGCTATAGCCGAAACGAAGTAGAATAAAGTTGAAAAAACTGGTACGAAAAAAGAAGCGTCGTAAAATAGAGTTGATACGCTGCCAATTTTAATTGTCGTGCAGTAGTGCCAGCCGATGGCGTAAAATCCCCAGTACAAGCAGAAGAATGTGATCTGCTTCAGTACGATGTCGAGGATTTTGTTTTTCTGCTTTTCCATGCCTTTAATATACAATCTTTTTAACCAAGTGGTTAAATAAAAAGTTAATCAAGGTTAAAGACTAAACCATTTTCGTGAAGTCACGAAAATGATGTGACGATTTTATTTGAAAAACATAGCCATTCGTCTATTTTGTTGGCGTGGAAAAGATTTACTCCGTTGAACTTTGCAAGAAAATGGTGGATGCTGCCGAAAAGGCTTTGCTCAAGGCTATGGAAGCCCAGAGCTATTCCATTGGCGGGCGCTCGCTGAGCAGGGCTTCCGTTGATTCTTGCCAGAAACAGCTTGACTTGTGGCTTGGTCGCCTTGCCACTGCAGAAGGCAAGCGCAAGGGTAAATCCAAGATTTTTACTGCTGTCCCGATGTAAGGTTTTTGAATGTCTCGTATGATGGGTCCTAGAGGTACTGCCTGGAAAGCCGCTTCAGTTATCACTGAGGCTTTGCGTAACTTTGTTGCGCTTCCGAGTTCTGCGGATAGAGACCTTGCTCTTGACCTTGATATTTTAAGACTCCGTAGCCGCCAGCTTTTCCAGAACAACACATTCAGTCGGGCAATGATTGAAAGTTTTACGACGAATGTTGTTGGTACTGGATGCAAGTGCCGTCCGAATATCAGAATGCCGGACCGTCTTGGAATGACTCAGGAAGAAGCTGAAAAGTGGGCCAAGAACGCCCAGAGCCTTTTTGAACTTTGGGCAAATTCCAAGAATTGCGATGCCGAAAAGAAGAATACCTTCGCCCAGCTGCAGCATCTTGCTTTCAAGTCCGCAAAAATTGGCGGTGATAGCTTTGGTTTGGCTTGCTACGACAAGAATAGTCCTTTTGGCCTTTGCATTAAGATTCTTGAAAGCGAACGCTGCCAGAATCCGTTTGGAGTAATGGATTCCGACGCTCTTTTACATGGCGTTGAAACAAACAAGAACGGAACCCCTGCCGCCTATTATTTTACATCGAGACCGGCTTGGAGTATTGATAGTTATACCGATAACGTGGATACTGTAAGGGTTCCTGCATTTGACGCTTTAGGTAATCCGAATGTAATACACATTCTTTCTGTGGATCGCACAGATCAGCGTCGCGGTGTGCCTTTGTTGGCCCCGTTGATTATGCAGTTGAAGCAACTGGAACGATACCAGGATGCAGAACTCATGGCCGCTGTTGTCAGTGCCTGTGTAACAGCCGTTGTTACCAGCAATGATGACGAAGAAGCTGATGACCTTAGCGGAATGACTGGTATTGGTGGCGGTGGCAATGAGGAACAGCAGGTGGATTCCTATGGAAATGAAGTTCCTGCAAGAAGGAACGAACTTGAACTTTCCATGAAGCCTGGTGGAATTTGGTCTTTGCCGAACAAGTTTAAGGCGGACTTGCTGAACCCGGCTCGACCGAACGTAAACTATCAGCCGTTTGTGGAATCGATTTTCAGCGAAGCAGGTGCCGCTACTGGTGCCAGCTATGAAGTTATCCTGAAAAATTTCCATACATCAAACTATAACTCTGTTCGTGCAGCTGTTCTTGAAAGCCGTAAGACGTTCAATAGAATGCGTGAAGATTTTATAAGCGACTTCTGTCAGCCCATATACGAAAAGTGGCTGGCCCAGGCTGTGCTTGTTGGTGAAATTGAAGCTCCGGGTTTCTTTGATGATCCGATGAAGCGTGCACTTTGGTGTGGATGCCGTTGGATTTCTGATGCGGCATTCTTGCTTGATCCTCTTCGCGAAACTCAGGCAATCAAGATGCAGATTGATGAACAACTTATGGATCGTGATACAGCTTGCGCTATGGTCAATGGCGGCGAATACGATGTGGTTACGGACCAGCTTGCTAAGGAACTGAATATGCGCAAGGCGAAGGGCCTTGGCGAACCTGGTAGCGTAACTAAGACTGAAAGTTTCTCTGTGTCGACTGACGATACGAACGAAAGTTCTTTGAACTAGGAAGATTGAAATGAATTTTTTGGCGAAGTTTATCGGTACAAAGTGGGCTATGCGCTCCGAAGATGCTTCTATCCTGGCATCTACTAAAACTAATGGATGGAAGTATTCCGAAGAAACGGGTTGGACCAACCGCAAGCCTGATGGTGAAAGTTCTCAAAAGAACTGCGTGACAATTCGTGAAGATGGTATTGCTGTTATTCATGTTGATGGTGCTTTGAGCTATCGTTCTGATATGTGGACGGAATGGTATGAAGAAGATACCTACTACTCCATTGAAGCCGCTTTCGATGAATGTCTTGCTGATGAATGCATCAAAGGCATCGTCTTCGATATCAATTCTCCTGGCGGCGAAGTGAACGGATGCGCTGACCTTGGAAACAAGATTTTTGAAGCCCGCGGTAAAAAGCCGTATGGCATTGTTGCTCGTACCGGCGGTATGATGTGTTCTGCCGCTTATTGGTTGGGGTCTAGCTGTGAAAAAGTTTATTGCGCCGATAACGGCACTCTTGGTTCTATTGGTGTACTGTGCTGCTTCTCGAAGTGGAGCGAGGATTTGGTCAAGACACAGGTAGTTGTTTCTGACCTGTCTCCCGATAAGGCTGCAACGCCCGATACACCCGAGGGCTTGGCTCTTGTCAAAAAAGAACTGAACGATCTTGCCAGCGTTTTTATTGAAACGGTTGCCCGCAATCGTGGAACTACTTACCAGGATGTACTCAACAATTACGGTAAGGGTGCCGTGTTTATCGGTGCCGATGCTGTAAAGGCTGGTCTCGCAGATGGCGTTATTTCCCTTGACGCCTTGTGTGAAAATATGACTAAGGGAAGCAACTACAATGGAGGTGCCGTCATGGCCACTACCGTTAAGAAGACTGAAGCAGGTTCTGCTGAAGTTGATCTGGAAGCTGTCAAGGCTCAGGCTATTGCCGATTACAAGGCCCGTGTTGCTTCCTTCGAAGCTGCTTTTGCGGGTGTTGAAATCTCTGCAGAAGACAAGAAAAACTTTATGGAAGACGAATCCAAGACCGTCGCTGACGCGAATGCATTTGCACTTTCCAAGGCTAAGGATCAGATTAAGGCCATGGCCGAAAAGATTGAAGCTGTTGCCAAGGAACGTGACGAATTCAAGGCTAAGGCTGAAACAGCTCCGTCTGCCGCATCTGAAAAGGATCGTGCTATTTCCGCTCTTGAAAAGAGTGCCTCTGCCGCAAACAGCGTGACTCCGGATGGCGAAAAGGAAGAAACTTCTGCTTCTAAGCATTCCGATTGGGCCAAGGAAGCTGCAAACAAATTCTACAAAAAGGGGTAAACAATGTCGACTAAGATCAATTTCGACAACGATATCGCAGGTGATTTCCCGATTCACAGCGAAGTTGTAAAGATCGGGGCCAATCAGAACCTTAAGCGCGGTGCAATCCTTGCGGTGAATTCCGCTGGTGCCGACAAGGGCCTTGTGCTTGTTGCCGGTGCTGCTAAACCGGTTGCTCGCCTTATGGCGGATGTAAATACTGGTGCTGATGGCGGCTATGCTCTCGTTGCTCGCACAGGTTGCTTTGCTGACGGTTCTATTGTAGTTGGCGAAGGTGCCAATGTGCAGACCGTTAAGGATGAACTTGCCGCACGTTGCCTTTTCTTTAAGGCTGTTGACGGCGTAAAGGACTAATGAAAGGAGGACCGAATGCCTGGTGAACTCAATCTTGATTCTCGCTACGAGCTGACCAAGCTTACCAGCGAAAACTTTAAGCCTTCTCAGTTCCTTCGCCGTATGTGCGCTGTTGAACTGCACAAGACTAAGACTCTTATTCTTCAGCAGAATAAGAAGACCCGTCTCATTGCTTCCTATGTTGCCGATGATGACGAAAATGGCAAGGCTCTTGCCCGTGATGGCTTTGAACGCCTTGTGGTGACTGCTCCTACCGTGCATCCGTGGCGCGATCTTTCCAAGCGCGATGTCGAAACTGCTGCTAAGGCAGACGGTATTGTTACCTATGGTGGCCAGGAAAGTTCTGAAAAGATTAAGTTCCAGAGCTTGATTAATGACGCTCTCGAACTTCGTCAGTCTATCGAACGTCGTGAAGAACAGCAGATTGTTGAAGCGATTACTACTGGTAAGGTTGATGTTAAGGTTGACGACAATCTGATGCGAACCATCAACCTGAACATCCCTTCTGCAAACCTTTCTCCCGCAGCTTCTGGTGATAAGTTTGATGCAAATGGTTCCAATCCGATTCTCTATCTTCTGAACCAGAAGCGTCTGGTCTCGAAGAATGGTGGTGGCAATGTCGGTTTGACCATCATGGGTAACGACGCTTTCGACGCTTTCATCCAGAATGATGCAGTCAAGGAATACATGGACAAGCGTCACATGATGTTCGGCGAAATTGAACCGAAGGACACCGATCCGGAAGGCATTACTCGTTCCGCTCACATCCTTGGCATGGACATCATTACCTACGATGAATTCTTCTATGACGGAAAGCAGAAGAAGGACCTGGACTTGATTCCCAAGGATTCCATTATCATGATTGGTAATGGTGCTGGCTTCAAGATGCATTACGGCGCTATCGCAGATGGTACCGACGGCACCCTGAATGTTTGCCAGTCCTACGTTTACACCTGGATTAAGAACGGCAAGTCCAAGATTCTTGAAGAAGAATCCAGCCCGTTGTTTGTCCCGATGAACGGTGCCGCAATCATTTCTCGTAAGGTTGTGTAAACAATGTCTTTCAAGGATGACCTCATCGATGATCTTTCCGGCTCGTTTTTTAATGAAGACGAGTTCGGGGAGATTGTTACCCTCGTGAGAGGCGGTAAGGAATATTCCTTGAACGGCTTGTATGATGAACTTCCTTTGCAAGGTGAGAATATGGGTGGTGGCATGGATGCCATTTCCCATAATCCTCGCCTTTTTGTTTCTGCGTCCTCTTTGCCAGGTGGAAAGCCCTGCAAGGGCGATGTTTTTGTTTTGGGTGAAAATGAATTCCACGAAGCAAAACGCGTTGTGGCTAAGGATGTTGAATTCCCGAAAGACGGTGTAGTGGTTTACTACATGAAGGATCGTGCAAGTGGCTCTAAGAACTCTGTCAGCAATTAAGCAGCTTCGCCATGCGGTAATCGATACGATTATCAATGCCAATATCGATGGCATTGGTGAGAATGTGTTTGAGGCTCGCAAAGATGATGCCTGGCCTGAGGAAGGTTCCTTTGCCGTTGTGTATACAGATTCCTTTAGTTTTGATGATCAGCGCACAAGTCCGAAAACTTACAAGTGCTCTGGTGGCGTTGTTGTTGATGTTGTTTGCCAGGATGAATGTGATTCTGTCAATGATATGCTCGATGACATGACTCACTCCGTTATCGCTGCACTCCAACCGCTAATGCCTAAGGAAGGCTTTTTCGGAGGCATTACTAAGCGGTTTGTACTGACTGGTGTCGAAAATAACTTGACTGCCCTGGGCGAAATGAACAGAGGTTGTCAGCGAATTACGTTCTCTACGGAATTTAATGTGACGATATCTGTTGGTGGACCTGCAGATGAATTTATTTCTGCTAATAACGAAATCTCCATGGGCGAGGGTTCCGGAAACAAGCAAAAGTTTACTACGAGAGTGAGGCGATGAATGGCTAACAAACTTTTTTTGAAACCGGCCGTAGGGCTGGCAGTTTATCTGCCTGCTCGTGGTCGTAATGTTCTGCCCGATGGCGAAAACATTGCTGTTGACGCCTATGTGGCTCGCAGAATTGCTGATGGCGAATTGGTAGAAGTTAAAACTGCCAAGGTGTCTGAGGTTAAAATCAACAAGAATACGGAGGGTGACTGATGTCTATTCAGTTCCAGGAAATTCCGGCAAATAATCTGGTGCCGATTTTTGCAACGGAATTTGACAATTCCCGCGCTGCCAAGGCGGGCCCGATGCCTTGGAAAAACATTTTGATTGGCCAGGCGACAAAGGCTGACGCACCCGCTAGTGTGACTCAGGTCTTTACCGACGCCGAAGCCGATTCCCTGTTTGGCGAAGGTTCCCAGATTGCGCTCATGGCTCGTGCGTTCCGTAAGAATGCAAAGAACATGGAACTCTACTGCCTTGCTCTGCAGGACGCTTCTGATGGTGTTGCTGCAACTGGTTCCATTACAGTGACCGGTACTGCTACCGAATCCGCTCCGATTTACCTTTTGATTGGTGGTCAGGCGGTGACCGTGACTGTTGTCTCCGGTGATGAGGCCAAGGATGCTGATGGGACTCCTGGTGTGGCTTCCAACATCGCAACTGCAATCAATGAAGTCAAGAATCTTCCTGTAACGGCTTCTGCATCTGATGGCGTTGTGACCATTACTGCAAAGAATAAGGGTGCCGCAGGTAATGACATTAGCGTTGTAGCGAACTTTAACGCAGGTGAAAAGACTCCCGCTGGCCTGACTATCACTCTTCCTGAAACCGGAACCCTTTCTGGTGGTGCGAAGGATACTGCATACAATGAAACTACCGTTGGTGCAAAAATTGCTGGCGAATGGTTCAAGGCTGTTGTAGTTGGCTGTGGTGACAATACTGCAACTGGCGGCGTTGCTTACATCAAGAAACTTCTGGATGAACTTTGGGGTGCAACCGTCCAACGCGATGGCGTTCTCTACTATTCCGTGGCAGGAACACTCTCTGCTTATACTACTGCAGGTGCCGCTCGCAATTCCCAGGTGATTTGCATTCCGGGCCTTGTGAAGACTCCGTCTCAGCCCTGCGTTGTTGCGGCTGCTTCTGCTGGTTGCATTGCCCAGTGCGCCCTCAATGATCCTGCCGTTCCTCTCAGCAACTGGCCGGTCTACGGAGTTGTTGCCCCGAAGAAAGATGACCGCTTGATTATGCCCGAGGCTAATTCCTTGCTCAAACATGGCGTTGCTCTTCTTGCCGCGGGTGACGACGGTACCGTGTACCTCAAGCGCTGCGTTACCACCTATAAGCAGAATGCAGCGGGTGTTGCTGATACCAGCTATCAGCAGCTCGAAAAGGTTCATACCTTGAGCTTCTTGCGCTGGGATTGGAATGCCTACCTTGGCGGGAAGTACCCCCATGCAAAACTTGCTGACGATGGTAACGAATATGGTCCTGGTCAGGTCGTTATGACTCCTTCTTTGGGCAAGGCTGAAATTCTTACCCGATACAAGTATTGGATGAGCAAGGGTCTTGTTCAGAATTACGAAGAATTCGCTGCAAACGTTGTCGTGGAACGTGATCCTGATGACGATACTGCGCTGAATTTCCTCATTCCTGCAGACCTTATTGACCAGCTCTTGATTTGCAAGAGCAAGATTCAGTTCAAGTAAGGAGGTGAAAGATGGCTGAACAGTTTGATGATGTCGGTGGTCTTTACACTATGTATGTCGATGGCGTTGAATTCCCGCTTAAGGGCGACCCTGAATTTGATGTCGGAGGCGAAAAGCGCACTGTAGTCCGCGGCAAGGACGGAAAGATGCACGGAACCTCTTTGGAAATTGTCGGTAGTAAGATTTCTGGTACTACCACGAATACTTCCGAATTGGATCTTGCTGCGCTCCGTTCTACCAAGGGTGCAACGATCACACTCCATTGCCCGAATGGCAAGGTGGTTAGCTTCCCTAACTGCGTGTTTACCGGCGACCTGAGTGTGAGTGGTGCCGAAGGCGAAGTCAGCTTTGAATTCTCTGGCGACGTCGCAACCGAAATCAAGTCCTAGAATTCTCCTTGGTTGGGGTAGCGTGTCGTGGCGAAGTCTTGAGGATTGATCTAGCTGCGGCACGTTCCTCATCCATTTTTTTTAACCAACCACAATCGAGGAAAAAATGAAATACAACTTTAAGAAAACTTTCCGCTACGGCAACGAAAATGTCGATTCCGTGGAACTCAAGGAAGAATACAATGCAGGCGATTTGATCCGTATTGCCAACGCCAACGGTAATGGTGACCGTACCGGAGCCATGCTTGTGGCTGCTACCGGCTGGCCGCTTCCGAAGGTGGCATGCATTCCTATTGCGGATGCTCTTGCCATTGCCGAGGCTATTACGCCTTTTTTCGGGATTGGCGAAACGGATGGGCCGGAGATGTAGCGGTTCTTGCTCTCAAGTTCGGTATGCAACCATCTGAAATCTATCGGATGAATGCTGCCGAACTTTCTTTTTGGTCGAAGTGTGCTGACGCCTATATCAAAGCTGAAAGTAAAGGAATTAAGTGATGGCTACTAAAGTTCTTGAGACTGTTATTTCTGTTGTCGATAAAACGGCGGCTCCTTTTGTGCTTTTTAACAAGCGCGTTGAACAGGCCTTAAGACCTGTTCATAAACTTGAACATTCACTGAAAAGGCTTGCCCGAGTCAGTGGTTTTAATGCATTGAAAGATGGCGTAAGAGAATTTGGTAGAAATTCAAAAAATGCTTTGCAATCGTTCACGAATTTTGGTACGAGTATTGGCATTGTGTTTGGTGCCGCAGGCTTTGCAGTTGCAAAACTTAACAAGGCTGTTTTGAAACTAAATGAAATTGAAGGAAATTCTGATTTATTTGGAATAGACGTAAAAGTTTATCAACAACTAGAGTACGCGTCTAAAATTGCTGGTGTGTCAATGGATTCTGTTGGCAATAGTTTGAAAAAAATGAAATTAAATGCAGTTGCAGGTTCTGTTGCGTTTGCTAAAGTTGGACTTAGTGCGAAAAAAATAAAAGCAGATTTGATGTCTCCTCAAAAGGCGATTGTTGATTTGGCTGATAAGTTTAAGAATGCTGGGTATACATCGTCTCAGAAAATTCAAATAGCTACATCAATTTTTGGAAAATCTGGTGTGGAAATGATTGCTCTTCTTAATGAGGGTGGTGATGCAATTCAAAAATGGATGAAAGAAAGTGAAAGATTTGGTTTAATGGATAAAGAGCAAGCTGATCAAGCGAAAAAATATGCCCAATCGTTGGCAAGATTGAAAGCTACGTTTGATCTTCTTGTTAATAGTGTCGGGATGAAATTTCTTCCTGAGCTTCTTAAACTGGTCGAATCGTTGACTGAAGAATTTCAGAAGAATAGTGGAAAGTATTTGGAAGCTTTTGATAAGCTTAAGGAGTCGGTGCCTAGATTCGTAGATTCACTTGTGAAAAATATGCCTAAAATAATTGACTTTTTGGGTGGATTTTTAGATTTTATTGGTGGACTGATTGATAGATTTGGAGTTGCGGCACCAACTATTACTGTTGCTTTTGGCGGAATTGTTATGCCTTTGTTAGGCATAATTACGAGTATATGCAAAATTTTGTGGATGCCGGTAAAGTTGATTTTTTCTGCTGTTAATTTTGTATTTCGTTTGATTGGTAAGCTGAAGCCTGTTGGCGTTCGTGTTTTGAATTTTTTAGGAAAAGTTTTGTCTTTTATTCCTAAGATTACAAAATCGTTCAAGTTTTTGACTCCTGCTGTAAAAATGTTTGGTATGGCGTTTAAAACCGCTCTTGGTCCGTTAGGATGGGTTTTGTTTGCCTTCGAAGCTCTTGAACCTTTGTTGGATAAAATATCTGAAAGATGGTCTGAAATGAGCTTTACAAGTTTTGATGGTTTGATACACTCTCTCGAAATTGTTGTTGAATGTACCAATGAATGGCTGGATTCTCTTGGGCTAGTCGGAGACATTATTAAGGGAATAGGTACGGTTGGAAATAAGATTTTTGACGCATTTTTGGGCGGTCCGGATTTTTCGGATATAGGCAAAGATGATTTGGGCTCTATGGTGTTTGAAGCGGCGAATCCTGAAAAAAGTGTTGGTAAATCAAGTTTGTTTCAAACTAGCACCACTAAAACGGTCAATAATAATACCAAGCAAACAATGGAAGTTTTGTTTAAGGGGTTTCCGCAAGATTCAATTGAAGTAAGACGTCAAGGTTATAAAGACGCTCTTTATGGAAATATGATCATGCCCTCTTTTTAAAAATATTGCAATCTTTTGTGTTTTTGTATATATTGTCATAGGGTATATATGAAAACGTTGATTGAAATTGCCTTGATGATGATTCTTCCGTTGGTGTTGCCGATGGTTGTTAGCATTGTGTCTGCAGTTTTTGCATCAATCGTGCATTTCTTTTCAAGAAATACTGTGCTCTTGTTTGTTTTTGCGATGGCGTCGGCTGTTTTCTTTTATATGTCGTTTAAGTGGTCTTTGTGCTTTCCTGCCTCAATGGATGGCGATTGGTTTGCTCGAGACATTATCCCATTTTTAAATGTGACGTTTTACTAGCATTTGGCTACATCAAATCGTATGTTTGACGAAGAAATCGTTAAACATGGCGGCTTGTTTTGGCTTATATTGACTCCCTGCAAAAGGTAATGATTCCTGTAAACGGTGTAACCGTTGAATGTGTTGCTGCGTCCTACAAGGGCGTGCCGTTTTTCTTTGATACTTCGGATTATTCCGGCGGTGGCCGCAATATCCAGACTAACAGTATTCCGTTTTCGGACAATCATGTGAACGAGGATACTGGTAAAGGGGTCGCCAAGTATTCTTTCAATATTTACTTTCTTGGCGAAGATGCCGAAAGTAAAAAGAATGATTTCCTGAAGGCTTGTAATGAAGCTGGTCCAGGCGAATTAGTCCATCCGTATTTCGGGGTGTTCAATGCACGTTGCGAAGGTGGCGTAAACCTATCTTACAGCAATCTCCAGGAATACATTTCTGGATCCGTCACATTTGTTCCGGAAAATGATTTCGAGATAAGAAATGTCGAGGTTAGTCTTTCTGGAAAGACAAGACAAAAGGCCGGGGAACTTCGCAAGGTTTCTGCAACGAAATTTCAGGACTCTTTTAAGACGTCTGGAAAGAAAAAATCGATTCTCGACAATGCTGTTGAAATTTCGAGAAAGGCTGTTGATGCCGCGTATTCTTGCCGTAAGGTTGTTCAGCGCGCCGCTGAATATGTTCGTATGGTTGGCCGTATAAAGTCTAACATCCAGGCTGTAATTCTTGCTCCTGGTGATTTTGTAGCTCGCTTTCAGAATTTGGTGACGATGTCGGCTGAAATTCTAGGTGTTGACGTCGATAAAAAAGAATCTCTAAAGAACGCTCTTGATCTTATGTCTTTTTCGCTTCCGTTCGTGGACGAATTTCATCCGCAAATTGCTGCGAATAAAATGGCGATGGTCTCTCTTGTTCGTATGACTGCAGCTTCTTCTGTGGCTGAAAATCTTGTTGAATGCGAATTCTCTAGTGTTGATGAGGCTGAACGAATTCAGGATGATGTGTATGATGCGTTTGAAAAGATGCTATCCGAAACGGATGATCCTGAACTTTATGTGGTCGCCCAGGAACTTGAAGCTTCTGCTCTCAAGTATCTTCGTGATGGATTGAGCAATATTCCCTATGAAGTTGGTGTTGATATTCCTGCATCGAACAATCTTCTGTCCATTGTTTATGGGGTCTACGGGAGCCTGGATCTTGTTGAATCAGTCTTTGAACGAAATGGTTATCGAGACCCTTTGATGATTAAACCTTCTGACGGATGTTTGGTTCTTTGCAATGATTAAAATTATCAGAAATGGTGTGGCTATTCAAGGGTGGAAATCCGTAAGTGTCGGCTTGTCGCTTTCGACGCTGTGCAACGGATTCAACCTGAGTCAGTTTGTTGCGGATAACTTTGATTCTCCAGTGTTGTTTCCTGGCGATGAGGTCCGTATTGAAGTTGACAGGGAGCTGCTTATTGAAGGTTTCGTAGACAAGATGGAATCGTCGTTTTCTTCTGGAAGTCATGACATTTCTATCAGCGGCCGTGAAAAGACTTGTGACCTTGTTGACTGTTCTCTGAAGGAATTTGGGCTGTCTTGGAAAAACAAGACTGCAGAGCAAATCATCAAATCCGTGTGTGATTGCTTTGGTCTATTGTTTCAATCTAATGGCGTTAAGACGGATGGGACCATCGCCAAGTTTTGTCCGGATCCTGGATGTACTGGAGCTGATATTATTTCCGACGTGTGCAGACAGAAATGTGTCGTTTGTACTTCTGCCGGCGACGGAATTGTCAAACTTGTAAACGATGATTTTGACTATGCCGAAGATTTTATTCGTCAGGGAGTGAATGTTGTTTCTGCGAATGTGACATTTGACAATTCGGAACGTTATTCCGATTATGTTGTTCTTTGTTCAAGCGACCCTAAAACAAAGAGACGTGGCGAAGGCTTTGATGGCGAGATTACTCGCAATCGTTGTCTGGTGGTGGTTGACGAAAGTTACGGCACTGTTGATTCCGCAAATCAGAAAGCTTCGTTTGAGGCGCTTAGTCGTTCTGCCCGTTCGACCACGCTGAATGTCAGTATGGTTGGGTGGAAACGTTCTAATGGTAAATTGTGGCGTCCAGGTGTTCTTGTGGACGTGTTGATTCCCGCCTTCTTTGGAAAGAATGTGCAGACTCTTCTGGTGAATTCTGTTGAACTCTCCTACGATTCGTCGGGTTCCGTAGTTGATTTGGAATTAGTCCGCAAGGATTATTACTCGCAACCTCCGAAAAAGAAAGTCAAGAGAAAAGCAGACCCGTGGGCCGACATTCGTAAAAAGACTGCATTGTATGAGGCCAAGAAATGATGGATCGACTTCTTAATCCAATCAAGTCAAGGATTAGGCTTATGATAGCCCGTGCTGTCATAAGTGCCTGTAAAGGGTCCTCCGTTGACATTGACCTTCTTGCGGGTGAATCCAGGGAAGATGTTGACTTTTATCAGCAGTATGGTTTTACAAGTAAGCCCAAGGGCAATGTTAAAGCCATTGCGTTGTTCGTTGGCGGTTCTCGAGATAACGGTGCTGTTGTTGCTTGTCGAGGTGAAGATTCCGAAATGAATGTTGACCTTGAAGAAGGTGAAGTTGCCGTGCATTCTCCGTTCGGTTCGGAAATTATCTTGAAAAAGGATGGGTCTATATTACTTCGGTCGAAAGACGGTTCCGGCAAAGTGCGTGTTGAAGGGAATTTGAATGTGACCGGAGGCGTCTTGGCTTGCAAGGATGTTGCTGCAGGTTGCACCGATGTTGAAGGAACTGTGGTTGATGCTGGCGCAGTGCATCTTCTGCTTCATGTTCATCCGTCGGCTGTTGGCCCGACGTCGCCATCGAAAGGCCCTTAATTTTAATGTGACGAAAATATTTAATTCATAATGGTTGCTGTCTATATTCGTTCCTATGAGCGACTTGCTGCTGGAACGAAGAAAAGACGGCTTTTTTGACCTGTGCTTTGAAAATGGTGACTTGCTGATGGGCGAGTCTCTCAAGAATGCCGTGCTTCTGTCTATCGGTTCCATGGCCCGCAAAGTCTCAGGTTTCTCCGGAAAGCTTCAGGATGATGGATGGTGGGGTGAACCGACTTTTGAGGGTGATAAATGGGGTTCTCTAGTTCATACTCTTTTTCAAAATCGTGGTGACTTGAATACGGTCTTGCTTGCCCGTCAGTATGTCAAAAATTCGCTACAGTGGCTGATTGATGACGGTGTGGCTTCTGATGTCAATGTTGATGTTCGTTGTGATGCCGAATCTCTCGATATAGATGTTTCCGTGCTTAAGGGTGAAAAGGTTGAAGACTACAGGTTCAATATGTTGTGGAATGAGGTTTTGTGATGGCTTTTTCAGTTCCGACTCTTAACGAATTTGTTCGTATTTCCGAAAATAAGATGTCGTCTGCTTTTGGTGGCGAAAGTTCTGTTCTTCGTAAAAGCGTAACGAAGGTAATTGCCCGTGTATTTGCGGCGGTGGCATACCTCGTTGTGCTTATGTTGCAGAAAATGTGGCGAAATTCTTTTGTGACGAGTTGTGATGTGGAAACGCTCTTGAGTAATGGTGTGGATTTTGATTTGCCCAATAAGCCTGAAGGTTACGCTCGCGGCCGCATAATTGTTGGGTCGGAAAATGTATATGCACGAGTTTTGCAAGGAACTATTTTCTCGACTCCGTCTGGCGAAGAATTTGAAGTTGTTGCCGATGTTGTTCTTTCCGGTGGAATAAACGGAACGCCTGTTGGTATTATTGCCATTGAGCCTGGCGAAAAAGGAAATCTTTCAGCCGGAACCGAATTGAATTTTAGGGATGTTGAGCCTGAAGGCGTTAAAAAAATTGCCTTTGTCGACTCCCAGGGACTTGTCGGAGGTATTCGGATTGAAGTCCTTGTTAACGGAAATGTTGAGTATTGGGGCGAAACTGTTGAGCAGTATCGAGAACGGATTTTGAATTTCAAGAGAAACCAGCCTTGCGGTGGTTCTGATAACGATTATAAAAGCTGGGCTGAAAGATTTGGAGGGGTGTCCCGTTGTATTCCTCTGCGGAATTGCCCTCATGTTGGTGCTGTAACGTGCGTTTTGGTTCATTACGGTGATGATGATCATATTGCGGTCAATGAGGCTGTTGTTTCAGAAGTTCGTGATTATGTTACCGATGATGTTCGAAGGCCTGTTACCGCCGATGTTCGAGTCGTTTCCTGTACGGAAAAAAGTTTGAATTTTGAAATCAAGATCAAGCCGAATAATTCCGATGTACAGAAGTCTGTCATGGATTCTCTGCGAATTGCGTTAAGAAATTATAAACCTGGAGAATTTGTCGCAAATTCGTCCTTGACGGCGGAGCTAAAATCTTCCTCCAGTGCGGAAAAAGTGGCCGTGTATAAAGTTAACGGTTCGACGCAAGGTTTTTCTCTTGCGAAATCTGAAGAGTCCGGTTATGAACAGCCTGTTGTAGATGGCGAAGTGACTTGGAGTTCTTATGCTGATTCGTAATTACGCTGGTAAAGTTGTTGTGCAGGGCGGTTCTGTGTATGTGTACGGAGCTGGTTTCTCGGGCAGTACGAAGGCGTGGTTCGGAGATTCCGAAGCTGTTGTCTATGACTATGACGATGGTTTTATTCAGGTGATGGCCCCCAAAACAGTGGGAATTTTGAAACTTTATGTGGGCGACTCCGGTGCAAATCGCAAGTTTGTTGGAAAAGTCGATGTGACGGATGATACGAAAAGATTGGCTCTGGATAATGTAGCTGACCATCCGGAAAGTGATTTTGAACAGAATGTCTGCCAGTCTTTGTTGGGACTTTTGCCTCGTGGCTTTGCCTGGTATAAAGGTTCGGATGGTTTATTTAGTCGTCTGATGCTTGGAATTGCAGGGGCCGTTGTAGAACTTTATCGCTTGATCGCTGCTTATAGGACAAATGTTTCGCCTACTCATACAGATTCGGTGACTGATTTTGAATCGGAGTTTCGCTTGCCGGAAGAAGGCGTTGAATACGAAGGGAGCGACAGCGAACAATCGAAGAAGAGGCTACTTGAAGTTTATAGAAAAGCCTGTAAAAAGGGTGGTTGTACTATTCCGTATTTTAAGTCTGTCGCTGCGCTATTCGGTATAGATGTTGAAATCTATGAGTATTGGAAAAATCCAGAACGTTTTGATGGCGTTCAAGATGCTCCGGAACGCCTTAACTTTTATTGGATGATTAAGCAGAATATCCCGTTGAGTGATGTGAAATTTTTCGACTGTCAAACGGAGTGTAATAAGCCACTTCGCTGGTGGGAAAATGCTGCTTTTGAAAAGTTAATCAATGCGTCGATTCCGTCTCATACAAGATGTTTGTATGCCTATGGAGAAAAGGGGTAACTTATGCATAAAATTGATACAGATACTGCTGTTAATTCTGAATTTACTGATGGTGTCCCGGAATCGGGCCAGCCAGCTACCCGCCTGAACGCCAAGTGGTTCAACACCATCCAGCGTGAACTCGTCAAAGTTGTCGAGTCTGCAGGCATTACTCTGTCCAATGATGATGATGAACAGGTGTATAAATCGTTTCTTAAGATTATTATTGCTTCTGTATTTCAGAATCAAAATCAGGGGGCTGTTTGGTTGCGGTCCGATGATGGGTTTGAATCTGTTTTAAGTTCTGAGGGTCTTGATTTCAAAAGTCCTCGTGGGGGTTTGACCGTCAATGTGTCTTCTGACGGCGTTGAAATAAAAGGTAGAGATGGCTCGACTAAGGTTGGATATGGTAGTGTAAAGACAGCTTGTGTTGATTTTGGGACTCATAAAATCATTGTTAATTCTGATGGAACCATATCTATCGTTAATCCTGACGGAACCGAAGGCGTACTTAAACTGAGTTCTGTGTATGCGTCTGGTCCTTGTCAAGTCCAAGGACCCGTTTTTGTTGACGGTAAATTGACTTGTGACGATTTCAGGCTGAAGTCTGGTACATTATGTATGATGGAAAGTTCTTTGAATGGGATTACCGTTAGAGGACTAATGATTTTCAAGGATTATGCTGAGGGTTATTGTGGTGGTATTGATGCAACGGGCCAAGTGATCGCCTGTGGCGAGCTTCGCGCGGATGTTCTTTTATCCAGATTGATCGAAGCAAGAACGTACACGGATCTTTTTTATCCGTCTGTAGGTGTTATTGATACTTACTGCTCCGGCTTACGGAATGATGGCCAGCAAATCTTCGTCCGTAATGGGACTGGTGAAGACCAGACTAACGATGCGTGGGGATTGACTGTGTTTGCTGGTGATGTACTTCATTTTATTCGCTTCAAAGGAACTTGGCGTAGGGTGCTTTAATGGATTGGGAAAAAGAATTGGTAGATGGTCTAATTAAGGCCAGCAATGACAATTTGTCCCTTAAAGACGAATCTTCTCGTAATAAGGCTATCGAAAATTTCGCGGATCCAATCGCAAAGGCTATCAAGCGTGGGTCTTCGATTCGTGTGCTCGGCTCTGCTACTTGCCGTGAAATCAGCCTCCTTGAGGATATGTCAGATGGTGATATTTGGACTGTAAAGGATTCTGGTTCCATCCGAAATCCAGATGGTTCCGTGCTTAATGTTCAGGCCGGCGATCTTGTGCGATATGATGGTGCTCAGTGGACGCAGTTACTGCATCTGGATCTATCGGGCTATGCTACGGATGACGAACTTAATGGCGCTGTTAGAAATTTGTTGAATAGCGTTGATGTCATGCTGTCTGGGAAACAGGATTGTTTGACTTTTGATACAACCCCGACCGAGCACAGTAGCAACCCTGTCACCTCCAACGGTATCAAGGACTATGTGGACAGTGCCGTGACGGGTACCTACAAGTATCGCGGCAGTGTAGCCGCATCGTATGTTAATGGTCTAACCAGCCCGTCCAATGGCGATGTGTACAACATCAACGAGGCGGGCGAGATTACCAATGGCGAAGACGGCAAGCCCATGTCCGTATCGGTGGGTGATAATGTCGCCTGGGTGGATGACCCTGTGCAGCACAAGTCCTACTGGGACCGTATGGCCGCAGAGCTGGACCTGAGCAACTTCGTGGAGTTTGACGATATCGCAACGGCAAACATGACTGGCGTGGTCAAGTCTAGCACGGCCACGGGCAAGGTCAGTGTCGGCACGGACGGCACCATGAGCGTTAACGGGTGGAACGACAAGGCGGACAAGTCCCACTCACATGCAACTACCGACATCACGGCTACCACCTCGGATAAAGGCAAGGTACTGCAGGTTGGAAGTGACGGCAAGGCGGCGTGGGCAACACTTGCCGTAGATAATGCACTGTCTAGCACAAGCGAAAACCCAGTCCAGAACAAGGTGGTCAACGCTGCGCTGAATGGTAAATTAAACCATATTACGGATGCGACAAAAATTACTGGAACGATTAAAGGGTTCACTTCTTTTGAGATTCCAGCCACATACAAGACTGGTGTAAATGGTTCCTTTGTTCGGCTGTGGGATGTTACATCATTCCGAGATGGTTCAATAGTCAATCTCGACAATGACCATGTAGGCTTTAAGGGATTCTTCATTGCAGGCAAAAATCAAGGATTTGGTGCACCTGCTGTCGTGGAAATCGCATGCAAGGTTGCGTATGACCAAAGCACAACCTATCTGTACTCGTCCAGTAAAGACTACGGTCCTTGTATTTGTAGCCGAATGGAGAATGGTGTCAAGAAGTATTATCTAGGTATCTACTATGATAACACCTTGTATGCGGGTCAAGGTGCTTCCCTTGTCGGATTCTTCTCGTCTTACGCCAGCAGGGATACATTCTCTCATAAGATTTTCTTTGGTGATTATACTCCATGGGTGACATGGCCAGCTTATGAGCAGCTGTGGACAAAGGAACAGTCTTGGGAGGGCCTTGTAGCGGCACAACGCCTGTTCACTCCTCGTTCCCTAGGAGTGAACCTTGCACGCACAGCAGCCTCCACATTTGACGGCTCTGCGAACCAACTTGAAATTCCCGTAAAAGGCACCCTCCCTCTTGCCAACGGGGGTACAGGTGCCACTACGGCAAAGGGTGCACGTACCAACCTTGGACTCGGTTCTCTTGCGACCAAGGATGCCGTGGCATGGTCGGAGGTGACTGGCAAGCCCACGACCTACACCCCGTCCAGCCACAACCATACCAAGTCCGACATCACTGACATGCCGACCGACTACCTGACGGGTGGCAGCCAGACTGCGACATCTACGGTAGACGGTGGCACCAATACCTTCACCTTCACCAAGGCGGATGGGAGTACTGCCACATTCGATGTCCGTAACGGCACCAAGGGCAGCAAGGGTGACGATGGCAAGACATGGTTGCCCACCGTGGCAGCCAATGGTGACATCAGCTGGACACAGAGCAGCACGAGTACCGCACCTGCCACTGTCAACATCAAGGGACCCCAGGGCGAACAGGGCATCCAGGGAATCCAAGGCGACAAGGGTGCAACTGGTCCTCAAGGCCCTAAAGGCGATAAAGGAGATACTGGTGCAACCGGCCCTCAAGGTTCTAAGGGAGACCAAGGCGTACAAGGTCCGCAAGGCGTACAGGGTCCGCAGGGGCCAAAGGGTGACAAGGGAGAAGCGGGTAGCGATGCAACCGTGACCGCAGCTGCGGTGAATGCCCTCACGGGACTGACTATCAGTACTAGCGGCAATGCAGCCACCGCAACGAAAGCCGACAATATAGCCTACACGGAAATCACTACCGCCACTGACCTGGATACAGTTGAAGGTGAAAAAGGTAAGGGTACTTGGTATTACTGGACTGACGGTTTAGCCGCAAGTATTACCCATTCACCTGTAAGTAACGGTGCAGTTATGTCGGTTATCCCAATTAACAAGAGTAGTGCTGGTGGGTATTGGGTGAAGCAGATTCTATACCCTCGTTATACTTCCGATGTATGGATTCGCCATAAGACTGCTGCGGACGGTGCCTGGGGTGCATGGAAGAAGATGGCAATGACTGACGACATACCCAGCGGTGTAGCCACGCTTGCAGGTAATAATACCTTCACCGGTAGCAACACATTCAACCAGAACATCAACATCAGCAACACTAGTGGTCAAGCCCAGCTTGTGGCAAATGGCAAGTCCGGCTCAATCACCTTGGCCTCAAGCAACAACGGCAATACTAGAGGTGTATGGCTATCCACACACGGAACGGACACCGACGGAAAGTGGGCATTCTCTGTTGACACCAACAACAACGTGACACTTAATGGCAATGCCACTACCGCAAGCAAGGTATCGCAGACTGTCGGCAACGGCACTCTGCTCGCTAGAGATAGTAACGGGAACGTAGTATATCAAGAAGGATTCGAATTCTACACCGATGCCAACAACGGATATTTCATCGGAATCGGGAAGAGAGATTCTGAACGTTCCTGCAGATTAAGATTCAAGACATCTGCTGGGAATGTCGGATTCATCGGCCCAACCAGTTTGACGGCAGATAGAAGTTGGTACCTACCTAATAAGAGCGGTACACTCGCATTGACTAGCGACATTCCGAGCCCAGCCAACTTTGTTGCAAAGTCTGGCGACACGATGACTGGAGCGTTGACAGTGGGTGGCACCGTTGAGGCGACTGCCAGTAGCGATGGCAAAGCCCGTATGTATATCACAAGTGCCCTGGGCAGCTACGGGTTCCTGGGCGAGGCAAGTGGTGATGATACTTACAACGGGATATACGCCTGGGGGTATGGATGGGTGATCAAGTCCCGTGCGGGCAACAACCAGTTTCTGGGTAACGCATCCACGGCTGACACGGCATCCATTGCGACCAGGGCCAACCAGCTTACTGTTGCTGGTTCCACGCCCAATGCCATCCTTACAGCCAGCCTGACTGGTACCTATGTTGATATTATGAGTAACATCCAGACACCCGGGGGTACCTATAGGGGTGTGGCTGTCAGCTACGCCAAGGATGCCGACACTGTAGACAGCCGGCACATCAAAGTAGATAGCGTCTTGGGCTCTGCTGCCAACACAATCTACTTTATTCGATAGGGGGTATCTATGGCGAACAACGTATTCATAAATGGCGCATTTATGTACTTGACGAGTATGGGCTACCCTAGGTGCTACAAGGTAGCGGACAAGGACCATTACTATTTCTACCCGTTGGTCGGAAGGAACATGTTCGCCTGGGAAACAAGTGATCCCACGCCACCGACAGTCATCATTTCCACCAAGACTGCGGATTACTACGGACGCATGGGTGTGTCTGTAACGGGGAGTAAGACAGGCAATACGTTCGCTGTCTCGAAGTCCTCGTCAACAACGGACAACACAGCAACCGTATACAAGGGAGGGACGAAGCAGAGTTGGACGATGAAGTACTCAAGTACTGGGTTCCAAGTCCAACCTCAAGTGTTCATAGGCATGACTTTCCCCTCAAGCACATATACCGACAACACGATGGGAGGCAAACTCGCATCTGGCAATACGGCACACATCAGCAACATCTCAAGCAGTAACACGGCATTCCAGAACGGGGTGGCCTATAGCAATGCGATGATAGTGCGTGTGTCCAGTGCTGCCTCGAGCTATTCCTTCGATTACTACTCGGAATATTATGACAACATTACAGACGGGATGGTAATTGCGACATATAAGTACCCGCCTGGGGGTAACCAAGGTACGCCTGTGACCAGATTCACTGTTGATGGTGACACGTCACACGTCTACTACCTAATCAAGGGCGGGCATAGCTACGGAAGCAGCGGTTACAACACGCCCGTGGGCAACGGTTTTGCCGTAAGTTACACGAAAGCGAACTCCTCACTCTCGATTGAGATAATGGCTATATACATGTCCGCCAAGGGCACCTAGCTTGTAAAAAAATATTACTGAATAATGGTGACTTATGACAAAGCTGCTTGAATTGATAGGAACAACAGCATCCAAATACGGCCTCTTCCCTGCCGTGTCCATCGTAGCTCTTCTGCTCGGTGGATACGGCTTTTATACCGCCCAGATAAACGCTAAGGCTATCCAGTCGCAGGCTGTCGACATTGCGAGGCTGGAAGCTCGGCTTGACGCCAATACCGAAAAACTTAGCGATAGGCTGGATCGGATTGAAAAAGCATTGATTGAACAAACAACTCAAATCAAACTGCTGATTGACGGTAAGCTGGTGGTGACGAAATGAATGGAGACTACATCATAATGCTAGCGATAGCCGGTGCCGTGGCAATCGTGGCGACAGCACTAAAAGGAGATGACGAAGATGATGAAGGTTAAATCAACTGAGATTATCGAAAAGTTCCGATTTTCGGATCCAGACAAGAAAGAAGTAAGAACTGCCTTCGATAATTTTTCTTTCTGTGCTCGGTGTGCCATTGACGGCGAAGAAGGATATTTATGGTTCTTTGTGTATTCCGGATGCCGTTACAACGGAGCGTCAAACAAGCTTGGCTGGCCGATTAAGAGATTTTACGGCAACGACAAGAAAGACTGCTGTGGCCTTGGCCATGATCTTCTTTTTGCGCACGGTGGCTATGTTGAAGGGCTGAAGCGCAAGATTACCTTCAGCGAGGCCAATGACTATATCCGCGGTGCAATGAGGGAGGCTGGATTCAAACGTTATGAGGCCGGGATTGTTGACCGCGCGGTTCGCATACCTCTTGTGTACCTTCTGCATTGGGGCAAGAGAAACGACAATGATCAGATGCACCTGTTCAGCAAAATAGTGTGGATTCCTGGAGGCGAAAAATGAATTTCCCTGAACATTTTTCTTTCAATGAGTTGACCGCTACGTCTACTGGCTTGGCTAATGTCCCGGATTGGGACGCTGTTGAAAATCTCCGTGACCTGGGTTTGTTCCTTGAGAAGGTTCGTTCTGCACTTGGCGGAGTCGCCATTAGAGTGAATTGCGCATTTCGTTCAGAGTCCGTAAACAAGGCTGTAGGCGGTGTAGCTACTTCGGCTCACCTTCGTGGCCTTGCAGCTGATATATGCGCCTGGAATGGGAAGGAATTGACCAACAGGGCACTTTATTCCGTGCTTGTCAAAAAAATCGGAGTTATCGATCAACTTATAAGCTATCACAAGACCGCTGGAGACTTTAATTCTCCGATACGTTTTATCCACGTTGGCCTTTCATCAAAACCGAGGAACCAGGTGCTAATCAAATGACTCGTGAAGAAATCTCGGCGAAACATGATGCAGCAGATAAACTTTGCCATCGTTGTATCCATTCTTATTGCCGGATATGCATAAGCTGCGTCTTTGGTTCTCGATATCAAGGACCTACTCCGTGGAATAAACGCTAGAGTTTCGGGATCGCGTTTACAGCCCTTTGACGTCCTTCGTCGAGGGCCTTGGTGTAAATCTGCGTTGTCGTGATCTTGGTATGTCCCAGCAGCTTGCTGATGGTGAACAAGTCCGCTCCGTTATCCAGGCTGATTGTCGCAAAAGTATGTCTACTGACGTGAAATGATACGTTCTTCTCGATGCCGGCAAGTTTAGCCCATTGCTTTATCTTCTTGCCGTACCATGTCTCACAAGTGGGGAAGTCTATAAATACTCTATCACCGGTCTTTTCGGGCATAAATCGTGCCGCATTTGGACTGATGGGAATCCTGACGAACTCGCTTGTCTTGTGCTGACGGAGGACTATCCATCCGTTGTCTATGTCGGACCATTTGAGTGTCCGTACGTCATTAAGCCTCAATCCAGTAAAGCACGCGAACATGAATGGGTTCTTAAGCCTGTCCGGAAATTCTACTGCCGCCATAGCCCTCAGTTCTTCGATAGTGAGAAAACATCTGTGGCCAGGTTCCGGCTTTGGAGTCAGTCCGGAAAAGTCCGGTCGGTGACTAATGATGTTGTCCAGTTCGGCTCGATGCAATACCGCCTTAAGAATGTTGACTCGTCCACAGACGGTGTTCGTTTTGTGACCCTTGCCGAATAGAAACTTGACGAATTCGGCAAACCATGATCTATTGACGTCGACGACGCGGGTATCTGGACGGAATTCACGGACCATGGCACAGAAATTCTTTCGACTTTGAACCCATTCCTGGTTGGTGGAATGTTGTGTTGTCCCCATGGTGTAGTCTATCAGAGAGATGTGCTCGTTCTCGGTCCTGATTTGTATGCCCTTGTCCGCCATGTCCAGTTCCTCGGATTTCTTCCGGGCGACTGCTTCGGCGAGCTTTAGGGTGTTCTGGTTTGCTATCTTTTGGGCGCTGGTTTTAGGGTTCTTGACCAGGAACAGGTTTAGGCTTTCGCGATGCCGTTTGCCGTCGACCGTGTAATTAATCCAAAGCGGGATGCGCTCGGACTTTGCGTCCGGTTTCTGGAAAACGGTGACCCTTGAACTTGTTGAACGTGACCTTGACAT